ACGAAAAGTTGGCCGCTGACAGATTACAACAATATCAGACAGAAGCACTCATCAAAGCAAATGAAGAGTTGCAAAAAGTCCAAGATGACATTGCCAAATTGACAATGACTGAAATGGAAAAGAAATACTATGATATTGATAGAGCAGCCAAGCAAGCAGCCGAATCTGCAATTCGTGCAGAAGAAAAGATTCGTGGACGTAAGTTAACAACTAACGAAGCAAAAGCATATTATGATGCGGCAAAGCAAGGTGCTGAAGAACTCAAAACAGCAAATCAAGACCTTGCTAATCAGTCAATGACATTTGATACTGGTTGGAAGCAAGCACTTAATAACTATTTGACAGAAAGCACAGATAAAGCCGCACAAGCAAAACGTGTGTTTGAAGGATTTACAAAGGGCATTGAAGATGCATTCGTAAACTTTGCTAAGACAGGTAAGTTGTCATTCAAAGACCTATTGAACTTCATGCTTGAAGAGTTTGTACGTAGCAACGTAAGAAACTTGTTCGCAGATATCTTCGGTGGTGGTGGCAGTGGTGGCAGTACTATTGGTAGCATTTTTAAGTCAATCTTTGGTCTTCGTGCTGATGGTGGCCCTGCACAAGCAAATAAACCATATATTGTTGGTGAGGAAGGTCCAGAACTATTCGTACCTAAAGGAACTGGTACAGTATTGCCTAATGGTGTTGGTATGGGTGGCACAACAAATAACACTTATATTACTAACAACATTCAAGCAGTTGACGCAAAGAGTGTTGCGCAATTATTTGCTACAAATCGCAAAGCATTGTTAGGGTCAGTTGAAATGGCACGTAAAGAATTGCCGTACTAATAATAGGAATAAGATATGTCAGGATTACAGACAATTATTAACAATTGCAACGGGATAACAATCAATCGTAGAAAGGTTGTTGGTATTCAGTATACACGCAATGAAAGTCCACGCACAAGTTTAACGCCAACATATAACCCTTGGCGCTTTAGTGTTCAGATGCCAGGTTCATTGCGTTATAACGAAGCACGTAGTTTAATGGAAGCAATCGACACATTGGATCGTTATACACCACAAACAATTACGTTTGGTAATGTAAGTTGCTTGAACTGGATCTTTAGATATCAGGGTGCAATGACTAGTGGACAGATTAATACAATCACAGTGCAATCATTTACAGGCAATCAGTTAGTATTAACTGGTCTACCTACTGTAGGATCAAGCACAGTATTGTTTGAACCTAATGACTTGATTCAGATTGGTACAAATCCATATCCATTCACTAGCACTACACAAATATTACGTGGTAGTGGAAGTACAGTAACAATTACAACAAATAGACCTAACATCATTAGTTCAAGCGTAGTAGGATTAGGAATCACAGTTGGCAATGCATGTCAATTTAGAGTTTTCTGTCCTAACATGCCAACATATAGTTTAAGTCCAGGCGGCTATCAGAAAAATTCAAGTGGTGTTGTTGTTGGCAACGCACTTATTAACTTTGATAGTGAGTTTGACCTATATGAGTGGGTAGGAACAACATAAGGAACAAATCATGGAAAATATCCCAGAGGTAGCCAATAGTCCACCGTTTATTAACAGTGCTGAGTTTGTCAAACTCACAGTGTATAACGAATATGGCAACACAGCAAACGTAAACGTTTATACGTTTAGTTCTGCATATAAGTCAGAGACTATTGCAAACACAGTTTATGAACCACTAGGTGGGCTGATACAAGTTGGTGCGCAAGCACGTGACTTGCGTGTAACATCAGCAGACACTAGTATCAGTTTAAGTGGTGTAGATGGTAACAACATCTATATCGTGCTTGGTACAAACATCAAAGGTAGCAAAGTAGAAATCATTCGTGGCTTTTATGGCACAAGTGACGGTAACGTTGCTAACTTATATAACCTAACAAATACATACCCTCGTTTCACAGGTATCGTAACTAGTTACAGTGTTAATGAAGAACGTGAAGGTGAGAATGACAACTTCACAGTTGCTATTAACGCAAGCAGTTACAAAGCAGTACTTGAAAACAGGGTTGCAGGTCGTAAGACGAACAAAAGCAGTTGGCAGGTGTTTAACTCAACTGACAGTGGAATGAATAACGTGTATTCCATCGCTGACCAAGCGTTTGAGTTTGGCAAGAAGCCAACAGGCACACCAATCAACAGCAGTGGTGCTGGACTTGGTCGTGGACAGTTTGGAACTGAGCAATCATATATCCAGGAAAATTAACAAATGAACATTAGATTAGCAAATAAATTTGACCAACCACATATCTTTAAAATGCTACGCAATTTTAGAGACTGTAGCCCTATTCAAGTTATGTCTACTATAGACAACGAAGAATACGTCAGTAAGTTATTGAATGCATTGTTGCATGGCAGAGGCGTAGTATTGATTGCAGAGAAAGAAGAACCAGTAGGTATGCTCATGGCTGTGATTGACCAAAATGTGTGGGATCCAAATGTATTTCTAATGAAGGAACTTGTTTATTGGGTTGAACCTGAATATAGAGGAACTACAGCAGGATATAGATTATTAGCAAAGTATAACGAACTTGCCAAAGAATTAGTTGATGAAGGCAGAATTAGTTTTTATACTATGAGCAAGTTGGCAAAATCTCCTGACTTAGATTATGGTAGATTTGGCTATCAACGAGTCGAAGAAACTTGGGTAGCAGGAGTATAACATGGCATTAGTAACAGCATTAGTGGCAGCAGTTGGATTGACGGGCTTTACTGCCACAGTCGCAACATTTGCAATTAGAACAGTTTTAAGTATTGGCGTTAGCAAACTTATTGGTAACAGATTAGGTAGCAAAGCCGCAGGCGCAGAACCAGCAGGTTCACGTGTGCAGTTGCCACCTGCTACTGATAACAAACTACCTGTAATTTATGGTAGTGCGTTTGTTGGACCAATCATTACAGATGCAAAAATCAGTGCAGACCAAAAGACAATGTGGTATGTCTGTACATTTGCAGAACATACAGACACTACAGCAGGCAGTGGATACACATTTGACCAACTATTTTATGATGGTAAACTTGTAACGTTTGGTGCAGGCGATTATGGTGGCAATAACAAAGTTGTAAGTTTGACAACAAACACACAAGGTGGTGGTACTGTTGATACTAAAGTCAATGGTAACTTATGGATCTATTTGTTCCCTAATGGCGTAGCAGGTAGTCAGGCAGGTGGTAACACTGGATCAACAAGCGCAGTTACTATTATGAGTGACAGCAATATTCCTATCAATCAAAGATGGAATGAACCTGCAATTTATACAAACAATGGTCAAAGTGTGCAAATGTCAAATTGTGCGTTTGCTATCATCAAAGTTGTTTTCAATGAAAATGCAGGTACAACACAAATTGGCGCACTAAGCGCAAAGATTACAAATACACTAACAAAACCAGGTAGTGTAATCAAAGACTATCTATTGAATTCACGTTATGGTTGTGGTATTCCTCTTGCTAATATTGATACAGCAAGTTTGACTACATTAGATACTTATTCAGATTTGCCTGTGTACTACACACCACAAGGTGGAGGACCATTAACATCGCAAGTACGATATCGTGTCAATGGTCCATTGGATACAGGTCAAGATTGCTTGACTAACTTACAGTTATTAGTTGATAGTTGCGATAGTTGGTTGCAATACAGCGAACTGACTGGCAAGTGGAAAGTTGTTATCAATCAAAGTTATACAGAAGCAGGCGAAACACTGAGTAGTTTGTATAGTGTTGATAATGACAACTTAGTTGGTGGCATTGATATCAGTCCTATTGATTTGAACGCAAGTTACAATCAGTTGGAAGTACAATATCCAAACGAAAACATCAAAGACCAAACAGACTTCATCTTTGTTAACTTGTTCACTGAATATCCAAGTTTGATTAGTGAGAACGAACCACTAAACAAACTTACATTGCAGTCACAGATTATGAACAACTTTGTGCAAGCAAAGTTTATTGGTATTCGCAGACTATTGCAAGCACGTGAAGATTTAGTCATTAGTTTTGCAACAGACTATAGTGGTATTCAAGTAGAAGCAGGTGATGTTATCAAGGTAACATTAAGTCAATATGGCTGGACTAACAAATTGTTTAGAGTCAGTAATGTTACTGAAGAAAAGTATCCAGATGGTAATCTTGGTGCTAGATTAGTTGCGTTTGAATACAATGACAGTATCTATGACGATGATTTAGATATCACTGACTTTGTGCCAGCAGATAACACAGGTTTAACTGATCCTAACATTATTAGTACTCCAGATGCCCCACAGATTTTAGTAAATGATTTAGGAACTATTGATACTTTCCAAGTATTTGGTAATGTGCCTGACACTGGACTAGTAACTAATCTTGATTTTAATTTTGGTACAGATAGTAATGTATCAAATCATACATTTTATAGCACAGTTAATAATGCCAATGGTATACCTTTAACTAATAGCGACAGTGCAAATAGTGTTTACAATACATATGTTGTAGATGTAAGTACTTTGCCTACTGGAAATTATTATTGGTCTTTAACAGCACGTAATAGATTTGTTGGTGTTGACAGTAATGCAAGTAACGTTGTTAATTGGAATGGTACTAATGTTAGTACACCTAGTGCTACAACATTTTGCAATGCAACTAGTAATGGAACTATTATTACATCAGATGCATTGCCGTTTGGAGGAACTGGTAATAGTTTTATAGGCTCGTTTGCAAAAGCCTTTCTTAAGTCTTATGATTTAGAAGTTGTAAGTGGTACTGGTCAATTTGCAGCCAACACTAGAATTACAAGTTTTACAAGTAATACACAATATACAATTAACAATGTACCAACTGTTGCATTAAGCAATGCATGTATTAAATTTGTTGGTGGTGGTATTTTTGGTAATAACATTCAAGCAAATACTGTTACTGGCAATAACATTCAAGCAAATACTGTTACTGGCAATAACATTCAGTCAAATACGATTACTTACAATAATCTTGGTAACACAGTTGTTGCTTTAGGTCCTTTAGCAAATTACACGTATCAAGTACCTAATCAATTTGCAAATACTGTAACATTACCAGTAAACGTTAGTACTTTTGGCAATATTGCTACTGGTAACTTTGACGCCCCTAAATTTATCAATTCAACATATTCAGGAGGAGGTGGATTACATCCATATGCTGATGGTAATGCCACAACTGCTATGGGCTATACTGCAAATAGTACAAGCGCATATCAGCCTGCATTTGCAAGTCAGTTAACATTATACAATGGTGATTTAAATTGGTATTGCTTAGAATATGATTCATTTGCTAATACTGTTTCTACTAATGAAAGATTGTTTATAAGTGTAGAACATCAATTTTTTGCAAATGCTGATTGTGTAATTCAACTTGCACCTTTTATTACATTTACAGCATATCCTGGATTAGCAGTTATTAATACGGCTGGATCATTGTTTACACAAATTTTACCTGCAGGAGCACCAATGTATTCTGATATAGAAACTTCTATTTTTGGAGCAAACACCATTGATGGTGGCGGAGTTATGATTAGACTTTTGACTAGTTCTGCAAATGTAGTAGCAATATCTGGTGGCTTATCACTTACAAAGTCAAAATTATAAAACTTGAATAAATACAAATAAGGAAACACGAACATGAGTTTACTATTAAATGGCGCTAAAACGCTAACAATCGCTGGAACAGTAATGTCTTGTATAGAAATCTATACAGGCGAAGCATATACCTTACCATTTACCTTTACTGATTCAGTTGGTGATCCAATTGATTGTACAGGCTGGACATTGGGTATTGGTGCCAAATATTATATTGCTGACACAGCAACATATAATCCAACTAATACTGAAGTTAATTTAGGCAACTTGACATTGACCAGCCCTCAGCCAACAGCAAATGCATATTCTACACTAACTGCGGCATTTACAACTGCATCAAGTGGTATTGGATACATTTATGTGCCAGCAACTATCACAGGTGGAACAGGTTCACCTAATCCAACTCCAATCATTACTCTTGCAAATACTACTGATAACACGCACTTAGTAGTATTGACGATGAGTGTAACAAGAACTGACCCATTAAGTTCGCAACAAGACATTAGCAGAGAACCAATTGGACTAATTGTAAGGTATCAGTAATATGAGTGATATCAATTTAGATTTTGTTGTTGACAGTAGTAACATAAATGTTACTGTTGACACTAACGACATAACATTTACACCTCAAGATATTTCTTTGAATATCTACAGCACTGCCGTGTCTGTACCAGGCGGTTCATCAGGACAGTTGCAATATAATAACGCTGGCATATTAAGTGGTGTACCTAATGTAACATATACTAGTGGCAATCTTTCATTAGGTAATGTTAGTAATGTTCGCATCAATGGTGGTGTTAATGGTTACTTTTTGCAAACAGATGGCACTGGTAATTTAACTTGGGCTGTAGGTGGAGGTGGAGGTAATGGTTCGCCAGGTGGTAGCAACACACAAATTCAGTTTAATGATAATGGCGTATTTGGTGGCAATGTTGGATTTACATTCAATAAAACCACAGGTGATGTTGCTGTACCTGCAAATTTAACTGTTACTGGTACATTAAATGCAAACATTGGTGCTCCTGGAAATACAACAGAAATTGTATTCAATCAAGGAGGGGCATTTGCAACCAATGCAAATTTAAAATATTCATTTGGTTCATTAAATGTAAGTAATGGCGCAGTTATTGCAGATTCATTTACTGGTAATGCCGCAAATATGTTTAGTATTAATGGTGGTAATGTTACAGGTAACGTTCCATCTTCAGTGCTTGCTAATGTTGCAAATTTTGCTGGTAGTGTAACCACAAACGCACAACCTAATATCACAAGTGTTGGCACATTAAGTTCATTGACAGTAACTGGCAATATTAATGCAGGTAATGTCAGTGCTACATTATTGGGTGGTACATTAACAACGCCAGCACAAACAAGTGTTACATCTCTTGGAGTATTAACTGATATCTCTACTACTGGAACAACATCAATTTATGAAGCAATTGAAAATGTTGCTATTATTGGTGCACAAACAGGCACTTACAACTATAATTTCTTAGATGGTGCGATTCAGTATAGTACTGCTAATGCAACTGCTAACGTTACATTAAATTTTAGAGGTAACTCAGGATCAACATTGAATAGTGTATTAGGCAATGCAAAAAGTGCAACTGCTACCTACGTTATGACTACAGGTACAACTGGATATGCAGTAAATGCAGTTCAGATTGATAGTTCTGCACAGACGATTAAATGGGTAAATGGTTCTACCCCTGCATTAAACAGTAACAGTGTTACTGCATTTACCTTTACATTAATCAAAACATCAACTACACCTACATATACAGTATTAGGTAGCGCAACAAGGTACGCATAATGCCATTAAATGCAACATTCAGTGCGGCAAGTATTCGTGGTTACTCAGCCCAAAGTGTAAATTTTTGGAATCCAACTCAAGTTGTGACTGCAAGCGATGCTGGTGCCAATGATGCCTTTGGCACTTCATTGGCTGTAGATAGCAATAATTTATATATGGCTGTTAGTGCAAGTGGCGATAATACTGGTGGAAATCAAGGAAGCGTTTATATTTTCTTTAGAGGTAGTGGTAGTTGGGTACAACAACAAAAAATTACATCGCCTACTACTTCATTAAATTTTGCTACTAGGCAATTAGCAATGAATGCTAATGGCGATTATTTAGCCATTCCAGATACCCAAGTAAATAGAGTTTATGTTTATACTAGAGTTAGTTCAACGTGGACTTTACAAGCAACACTAACTGGTAGCGATACTGTAGCAGGTGACCAATTTGGCAGAGCAATATCAATTTCATCTAATGGTGATTATCTTGTAGTTGGTGCGCCAAACGCAGATATTAGTGGGCAAACAGATGCAGGTGCGGCATATATTTTTATACGTTCGGGTACTACTTGGACTCAGCAAGCAAAATTGCAGGCAAGTGACAGACAAGCAAACGACATATTAGGTACTAGTGTAGTTATTAATTCTACAGGAGACTTTGTTGCATTAGGTGCGCCACAAGAAGATAATGTTGGTAGTAATGCTGGTGCCACATATTTTTATACACGTTCAGGAACTACATGGACTCAACGTAATAAAGTGCAGTCTAGTGACGTTAGTGCTAATGATAACTTTGGTGGAAGTTTATCAATTAGCGCAGATAATTTATATTTGATTATTGGTGCACGAGGTGACAATGGCGATTCAGGTTCAGTGTATGTTTTTAATTATATAGGTGGGTCTATTGTTTATACACAAGGTGCTAAAGTTACACCTAACATACCTATTGCAGGCCAATTGTTTGGTACTAATTCAGATATAAATTTTGATGGCACTAGAATGGTTGTAAGTGTTGAAAGTAATTCTGCTGATGGTCAAAGCGTATATTTGTTTGAACGCAGTGGTAGCACTTGGACACAATCATTTCAGATTGTAGTAAACAATCAATCACAGTATTTTGGATTAGGTTCTGATGGGCCAGTACCAGGAATTGTGGTAGGCACATCAAATCCTAACATCATTATATGTGACTTTGGCGCTGATGCAGGCGCAGGAAACTTATCAGGTGTAGTTAACTACTTTAATTTATAAGGTAGCATAAATACATTATCACGCCCTACAACTGCGAGACAGCATGGTAGGGTTAACAGCGAGAAAAGCGAGGAAATCAAATGGCAAAATTCAGCCAAAACACACTCAATCAAGTCGCGGGCTTTGACGGGCAAATTATTGCTCAGGAACTTGTCTATAATCAAGACGATTTCTGGAATCTAAGTTGGGCCAGCGTTATCAATTATCCTAATGGATGGCAAGCAACTACGGAACCAGTCGATTTGACTGGCGCTACCATTAGTGTACAAATTATTCGTAGAGCATTAGAAAACTTCCGTGATAGTCGCACTGGATTAGACTTTATTATCCATGACTATCCATTAATCAAGCAATTAGCAACAATCACACAAAGCGATTCAGCAACAGATTACTTTACAACAGACGATACCAGTGATTTGTTTGTTGGACAAGCAGTAACTTTTACAGGGACGGTATTTGGAAATGTCGCTATCAACACTGTTTATTATGTTAAAGAGATTCCTACAGCAACTACATTCAGTATCAGTGATACGAGGGGATCAGGGCCAAGTTATACTCCAGGTTCTACATATCAACTAGCAAGTGCTAGTGGTTCAATGGTAATGAACATTGCACCACCTAATACACAAACATTAACAGTAAGCAATCGTGATGATGCAGAAGGCACATTCACAGTTACAATTGATACTGGTAGTTGGGAAGTTGTAGCAGGCGATCCAAACCTAGATATTAACGCAGACGAACCAGTTTGTTTTACTGGTCGCATTAAAATTAGTTTTCCAGCAGTAGGTAGTCAACCTGCTTATGATGAAGTAGTTTTTCTTTTATTCCTCGTAGCGAGTGATGGAGTTGTCAACAATGGCTAATCAAATTACAGTAACCAGTGGAACTGGTAATATTCAAATCACAACAAGCCGTGCAGTTATTGGTACAGTAGCGAACGTAGCAAGTGCGAACTATGCAAACTTTGCTAACGTAGCAAATACAGCAAACACTGCAATCGCATTAGATGCAAACATTGCAAACGTTAGTATCAGTGGTGGTACAAATGGATATGTATTGCAGACAGATGGCTTAGGCAACTTAACATGGACTGCACAAACTGGTGGTGGTGGCAATGCCAATGCCGCAGGTAGTAACACACAAGTACAATTCAATGACGCAGGTGTATTTGGTGCTGATGCAAACTTAACTTTCGACAAAACAACAGGCGTATTGACAGCCGCAAAAGTTGCTGGTAATGGTGCCGCACTTACATCAATTACAGGCGCAAACGTAACTGGTACTGTTGCTAACGCAACTTATGCAGTTAGTGCTGGAAGTGCTAATACTGCAACAACTGCAGGCACTGTAACAACTAACGCACAACCAAACATTACTAGTGTTGGTACACTAACTGGTTTAACAGTTAATGGTAATATCAGTGCAAACGTTATCACTGCAAACACACTAGTTGGTAATATTGCTCTTACACAAGTCAACTATGTTGACTTTGATACAGCAAATGGTACGCCTGGTTTCCAAACAGGTCGTGTATATTGGGATAACAGTAAAGATACACTTGCAATCGATATGAATGCAGGTGGCAATATCACACAGCAAGTTGGTGAAGACCAATATATTTTTATTAAAGCAAACGCAACAATTACTGCTGGTCAAGTAGTTATGTTCAATGGCGTGCAAGGAGATACAATCTTAGGTGCACCTGCAAACACAGCAAGTGTTGGATTCGTTCCACGTTATGTAATGGGTGTTGCTCCAGCAAACATCGCTAATGGTAGCAATGGTTACGTACAAACAGTTGGTGAAGTTTATAACTTACAAACTAACGCATTTACTGCTGGTAGTATCTTATATCTACAAGCAAACAGTAATGGTGCATTAACTGCAACAGAACCAACTGCGCCAAATCCAAAGATTGTATTGGCTGCTTGCTTAACACAATCAAGCACACCTAGTGCAAGTAATGGTAGAATTCAAGTAAGACCAGATTTTGGCTATTACATGAATCAATTGCATAACGTAAGCAATGCGTCTGCAAACACAGGTGACGTACTTGTTTACAACAGTAGCAATGTATGGACACCAAGCAACACTGTACCGTTAGCAAATCTTGCAACATATGCAACAACTGCAAATGCAGTAGCAGGTGCTAACGTATCAGGCGAAGTTGCAAATGCAAATTATGCAAGTTTTGCAAACGTTGCTAATAGTGCAAATAGTGTTGCAGTAGCAAACGTATCAGGTATTGGTAACATCGCTACTGTAAACTTAGATGGTAACGCCAGCAATGTATTGCGTGGTGATGGTACATTTAGTGCAGAAGCAGGTAACTTAAACGCAAACTATGCAAACTTTGCCGGCGATGTTGTAAACGCAAGTCAAGCAAACATTACAAGCACAGGCAACTTGACAACATTCCAAGTTGGTACTGGAACTAATGACACATTACGTTTTGTACCATCAGGTAGCAACTTAACATTGTCAACAGGTAACGTAGTTGTTGCGCAAACAAGAATTACAACTACAACTGCGCCAATCGATGCAACAGTATTATCTGGCAACGCAGGTGGTGAAACTTATACACAGCAACTTTTTGTTCCTGCAGGTAGTAACGTTGCAACATCAGGTAGTGTAGTTTACAGTGCTGATAATGCATTGGGTGCAGGTAATGCCGCAGTAGAAGGTAGTATTACTCAACGTGTGTTTACTGGTGGTTCTGATTTAACAACTGGAAATACCGGAACTTCACTAGACATGGTACTAGGTGGCTCAGGAGTATTAATCAATCAAAAAACAGCACCTTCTGGCGTTCAGGCAGGAACAGGTCTAATTAATACTATTAGTTATGGTGAATCAGCCAACGCAGCCGCAAGTGTAGGATTACGTTTCCAACGTAGACGCGGTAATAGCAATAATCGTTTAAGTTTAG